TATTTTAATTAATCGTTCTGATATTTTATTTAATGATTTTTCTACCGAAGTACCATATCCATTTCTTGCAACACCAGATTCAGTTTTTAAACGAGATGCATAATTCACTGTTTGTTCAATTTCTTGCAATTGTCGAGCAACTTCTTTAATGGTTTGTTTTATTTTTTGTTCCGGCGATGATTTTGAATTTCCCGTTGTATAAGCTCGATATGATTCAACTAAATGTTCATATTTTTTATCTATAATTTCCGAAACGCTTTTCATATGTTTACTTGGTTTATTTGGCATAGGTTTCGATGGATATTCATATGATTTATTAAACCAATCGTTTTCATCATCGCTAAATGGAAATTTATCATTGAATTCTTCTTCTTCTGATTCTGGATGTTGATATGTATCATCTTTCCATCGAAATGATGGTGGAGTATTTACAGATTCATACGTTTTTGTTTTATTTTTCCATTTACCTGGTTTAGCAAATGCAGCTGGAGTACTAAATCCTGCCACTGCACCCGTTACATTTTGTTCGTCTAATTCTTCTTCATTTTCGCAAACACACTGATCTTTTGGCCTATCACATGAATCACAATAATCACTCGATTCAATCTCATCAAAACGCTTTTTCATTTCATTTAATAACGATTTCATCAATGTAATCCTTTTAATTCTTTAATTAGATCATAGTATCTTAATAACGAAAGTATATGAGATTCTTTAATAGCTTTCATATTTTCTACCGTACATAGCATTTCTGAAAGTTTTTTTACTTTTATTTTAGTAGCTTTGTCAGTAATTAATTTTGATTGTTCAAACAATTGTTTTTTAATTTGCGGAATTATAACTTGAATATATTCTTTAAGAGCTGTAGTATCATTAACATTAGTTATGTATTTATTCAATAATTGTTTTTGCGATTCATCTAAAATAGAATATTTGTCATTGAATTTATCTACAAGTAATTTGTATGTTAATAATCGTATTTCTTTTGGTTGCGATTCAAATGATTCCATTAATGGATCTTTAACTATAGATTTTTTTTCTACAATTAATCCATTATCTAGAATTACATTTTTACATTCTAATAACTGTTTTGGGTTATCTGTTTCTTCATATTCAAACAACATATAAATAGAAGCTAATGCTTTATAGTTATTGATGTGAATTTTTGATAAATCAGAAAATACAAATTTTTCAGAAATTTCTTTAACTAAATTATATTTTTGTCGTTTTAAAATACTTTGATTTAATTTAGTATATGCATTTTTAATTGTGCGAATATAATCCAAACCTTGAGCTTCACTACGGAATTGTTCTTTTACTAATGCATTATATAATTGTAATTCTTTTGCTAATTCGGTATTTTTTCCAAAGTATTTTTTGATAATATCTATAGTAACTGACTTATTTGATGTTAGTGTTTCCGAAGTTAATTTTCGGACTAACATTTCAAAAAGAATGCCGGTATTCTTATATTTCGAATGTTTTAATTTCTTCATATGTTCAGTACTTTATTTTTTTAATAAATATGTTTACTTTTATAAAATGTTCTTTTCATCTAACATTGTTCCAGAATCTAAATCTTGTTTTTGATTTTCATTGGTTTTAAGTGATTCTGTAATGATCGATGTTTGTTTTGTTTTTATTTTTTTCAACATATTAATATTTTCGGCAGAAATAGCTCTAGCTGTCTTTGCTGCCTTAGGATCTGGTAAAAATGCTGACTTTTGATTTTCCGGATTAAATGCTTGATTTATACTTTTCATACCCGTAGGATCCCATCCAAATTCATTTTTATGTTGTCCAAATTTAATTCCTTCTTTCGGACGACCTCCTACATCTTTATCTTCAACGTCACTGGTCGACATATGAACTGTTGCTAAATCGTGTGGAGTGCCAAATGATTGACCAGTTACCGCAGGATCATTACCTTCTTGTTCAATTTGATTTTGACGGAATCGCAATTTTAAATCTTCAACAACGTTGCTTCGTTCTTGCAACCATTGATCTTCTGACATGTTAAATATGTATTCATAAATGTATTTATCAGAAATTAATTTTGAATCGCGCATTGCAGTTGCTAATGTCATTTTTTCAGTCATTAATGCAACTTTTTGTTGATCATATATAATTGATGGTGCGGTTAATTCTAATTCAAAACTAATTAAATCTTCGCCCTCATAACCTTGTGCATATAAATGTATAATTGCAATCTTAGTTAATTCAGATGTTGTAATTTTTTGAATTCGTTCAATTGTTCTAGCAAAACGAATATCCATTGATGCTAAAGTAGATTTTCCTTCAACTCCTTCGTCATATCCTAAAAATGGTTTAGGAATTTTTAAAGCAGCCATCATTTTATGTTTGATATAATCAATATCATCCATTCCGGTAAATGTCATACCAGGTAATGTATCAATTGCTGTAGTTGAATTTCCACCGCGAACTGGTAAATAATAATCTTCTAACATGTTGTTCAAATTAAATTTAAGATTATAATTACCTGTCGTTGGATCGATATGTGGAATTTTTTTCATTTTGTTGATAATAGTTTCCATAAATGAATCAACTTCATTTGGTGGAATGTTACCAATATCAATTTTAAAAATACGTTTTTCTGGAGCACGCATAATACGATGTATTAGCATTGCATCTTCCATCATCATAAGTTTTTGAAATTCTTTACGAGCGCCTTCTAACATTGATCTACCATATGGTAAAAAATTAGAATCCGATAACATACGGAAATGTGCTATTTCAAAAACATCATATTGTCGTTGTTGATCTGCAATATGTTTAAATTTAATTTCATATTCGCCAGTAACTTCATTATATTCTTCCCAACGTTCAATTTCATAACTAGAAAATGGACGTGCATTAATAATTCCATATTCATCGGCAATATCTAATTTTAAAAAGAAATCACCATATTTGGTCATATTGCGAATCCAAGTCCATAAATTAAATTCTATATTTAATACATCATAAAATAAATTATAAAGTATTTTTTGTACTTGCGTGTTGTTACATTTAATTGTTAAAATATCACCAAATTGATCTGCAAGTGTAGATTCATCAGAATATATATCTAATGCCGAACTGATAATAGGATCTTTATCCATCATTTCATAATCAGCATAAAGTTGCATACGATTTTGATGCATATAGTAGTTAGAATCATAACCACCCATACCACCTACACGATGTTTATTTGCACCATGCAATCGTGTATATCTATCTGCAATTTTACTTTGATTTAAATTACCAACGGACTGAAGTCGGTTTGTATCAACAACGCGAAGTTTATCTTTTCCATATGCACGAACTATTACATTCGTTGCAAATAAATTACGTAATCGTTTAGCTAAAGATGCCATAGTTTTATTTTTATTTTATTATAAATATAACTGATTAAAGAACAGGGGTGTATTTAACGGATTAACCAAGTTAAATCTTCATCATTGAAACCGTTATTCCATTTCCAACTGTCAGATCCGTTATTCATATTCTTACCAGTATAAATTACAGAATCAGTTTTTGTAAATTGTGAAAGTGCACGTTTATGTAATTCAATTCCTTGTTGTCGCAGTTTAAGCGATGTATCTCGTAACCATAATCCAATACAAAAAGACATAACAAGGTCATCATTATATCCGTTTTGTGATTGTGCTTTGCCATTTAACCATACAAAAACAAAAAGTTCTTGTATTAATCTTTTTGAACGAATTACTGGAGTTCGTTCTCTCATATACATTTCAAGTGCTGATATCATTAATGGACGTGTACGAGATGTTGTTGATACTCCAGGAACCATTTGGGTTTTATCCTTCATATCATAACCTTTTTTAAGTTGCACATCTATATCAACATATCCGTCATCTTTATATGTATAAAATAAATTTTCATATCCGCGGTCTAACGCTGGTTGAATTGCTGCCCAACCTATGTTTGCATTTTCAATTGCTAGCAATGCATTGTTCCATTCTGTTGCAACAGACACAAGCATATTACCAAAATCTTTAGGTGGAAGTTTACCTTTATACTCAGCAACTTGTGATACAGATTCAACATCAATAACATGAAATGTTGACCAGTCAGCACCATCACCACGAGCAACGTCAGCTACTACTATATAATTTTTTTCGTAGTTAGGATATTCCCAAATCCAATATCCATTATCAAATCCTCGTCGTTCGATAGGTTCTATGCACTTTATTTCATAATCCATTAATATAGCGCCATCTATTACAGTATGACCAGATGAAATAAAGTCACAATCACATTCTTGAGCTGCACCTCGTTCTCCTAACAATTTAGTTTGTTCATCGCGCCATGTTTGATCGCGGTCTGGGTGAACGGTCCAATGCAATTTAATTGTATGGAATCCATTAATTTCTTGCTCAGCTTCTGACCATACTGAATGAAACCAGTTACCAATACCGTTAGGTGTAGATAAAACAATAGCACCACCACCTGTTGATAATGTTGCTTGCGATGCTACCCATATTTCTTCAATATTGCGAATAAAGGCAGCCTCATCTATAATTAACAATGATAATGCTTCAGAACGTGCTCCTGTGGTTGCAGATGAAACTGCTTTAATTTGTGAGCCATTTTTAAATTTCAATGAAAGTTTATTATCAGCTTCAATTGTTCCTTTCAACCAACTAGGTAAATTGTCATGCATTACTCGTACTTTTGTTACTAAGTTTTTTGCTACTTCTTGTGTCGTTGCAATAACAAGTACGTTAAAATCTTCATTGAATAACATGCTCCAAAGAGCAAAGCCGGCTGATAATGTTGATATACCTAACTGTCGTGACTTTAAGATTACATTGTAACGATTATCTCGCAATTCAGTTAATGAATCTTCCTGAAATGGATATAAATTAAATTTGATCTTACCACGTTTAGGATGTTGAATATAACAATATTGCTTCATGAAAAAAACAGGATCTTTAGCACACATCGTGTACTGTTGTTGAATGATCTGTTTTATATTTTGCGACATGTTATTTCAATATTTGATTAATTAATATTCCAGAGCCTAATGTTGTAAATATACCCATTCCGAACCATAAACCTTTTGCCTCATACCATTTTGGTTTTAGATAACGCTCTCTTCGAATATATAATTCTACATTTTCTTGTAATAATGCAATTTGTTGATCTTTATAACGAATTTGCAATGAATCTAATTTAATTAATTCATCTTGTTGTTTAGATAACGTCACATACTTATCAATTAATGCCGTATTAATTGAATCTAATGCAAATAAAGAATCTAATGTATATGAAATATCGACAATTTCTTGTTGCGTAAAACATGTATCTGGTTTAGTTTGCGTAAATGCAAATACCGGAAATAATAATATAACTAATAATCGTTTCATGTTATTTTTTTGGTTTTCTTCCGCGACGGGTTTTATTTAAAATATTTTGTTTAGCATCGTCTACTGGCAATTCTGTTACTTTTAATTCTTCTTTGGCAGTTTCTAATTCAGCAATTTCCGTTTTAGTTTCTTGAATTTCTTGTTTAACTTCGACGCGTTGTTCTTCAATTACTTCAGTTTTTCCTTGAAGTTGATCAATTTGTTGATTATTGTCATCAATCTTATCATCAATTTTTTTAACTTTTCGTTTTTCATTGTTATTAAATGCCATAGCGAAAATAGCTAATAATGCTAATACTGCTCCGGCAATAACTGCCCAATATTTTTTAATCGTTTTCATTGTTTTTTGTTTCTCCGTTTAAGTTTGCTAAAAATTTTATTTTAAATTCATCGAATTGTTTTTGTATAGTGTTTTCAAATTCTTCTGGCGTCATCTTTGATGACCATGTTTCTACTTGACCATCTGAATTAGAAACAAATTCTTGTGCTTGAGTGTATGTTTGTTTTAACATTTCAACATCGCGTTCTGCTTCTCGCAACCAAGCTAATGCATTTTCTCGAATTTTATTTTGTTCATATTCTTTATATTCGCCAGATTTTTTTAATTCATGTTCCATTTCAATCACACAATCAAAACACATTCCATGAATCTTTCTCATTTTTTGATCTAAATGATGTGTACCTGCACATGTGCAAGTATCTTTTCTACAATTAGGAAATGATTTTATTTCATCCCTAATATTTTGAAAAATATCAGAATTTTTTGTTTTTCGAATTCGGAAACCTTCTCGCTGTTCTATAACATATGTATTTCCGTGAATATCAGTTTCTTCCCATACATCGCCAACATCATGATGTTCAGATTGTTTTGCTCGTGCTTTAGCATCTGAAAAACCAACTGTTTTTTTAGTTTGAAACTTATGGGTGCCATCCAACATCTGTTGAACAGCTTTAACATTTTGTAACTTTTTAGACATATAACTTATTGTTTGTTTTCTTCAGAATTATTTGCAGCTGATTGA